GGAATAGAAACAGTTATATCTAAACCATATTATAAATATACAAAGAGTCATAAAAATCAACCTATAATGAAAGACGCATGTGATAAATGTAAACATAAGAAACAAGAAGAATTATGCTTAATTAAAAATGGAGTCAGGTATAGTCCACAGATAAATGGTGTAGGTAGTAAAATTGCAGTTGCTAAAACTAAATATAATATTAATGGAATAGATGAAGAGTTCAAAGAAAGAGACTTAGTATTATTAACTAAAACTTATAAAAATGCAGAATCATATATGGATTTCATTTGCAACAAACATATAGATAAAGGTGTTCAGTCTATAAGATATGGAAACTTCAAATATAAAGATCAAGATTGTAAATATTGTTCTTGGGACAAATTAAGCAAAGATAAACGAAGAGATTTTAGTGAAGTTCAAGATTTATTTAAAGATAAAAAAGTAATTCTTTTATCAAAAGAAGAAGATTATATTAATAATCAATCACCATTGGAATATGAATGTCCAATACATAAGGGAATAATTCAAACAAAAACATATGAGGCAATGCTTCATTCTTATGGTTGTAATCTATGTAGTTATGATATGCACAAAGGAGAAAATAATCCAATGTGGAAGGGTGGTTTCTCTGAAATAAATTCAATATTAAGAGACTCAATTACAGAATGGAAAAAAGAATCGATGATAGCGTCAAATTATAAATGTGTTGTAACAAATAAACGATTTGATATAATTCATCATTTATATGGATTTGATAAGATATTTAATGAGATATTTGATAACTTAAATATTGAAAAAAGAAGATTTATTAATGAATATTCGGATGAAGAATTAGTATTGATTAGAAATGAATGTAGTAGGTTACATAAAATTCATGGTGTCGGAGTTTGTTTGACTGGTGATATTCATGCACTTTTCCACAAAGTTTATGGGTATGGTGAAAATAACATAGAACAATTTAATGAGTTTAAGGAAAATTATATTGGTGGTAAATATAAGGATTTAGAAGAAGTTGGTTAGTAATTAATTTCTTCTTTAATTAAAAGAGGTGAGATCAATTCCAAGAGTTGGGAAAACAATAAAAGAACCAAGACTAAACATTCCTGAGAAAATATATTGTAGAGTATGTGAAGATTATAAAGCACCCTCCGCATTCTATGAGTGTACAAATCCTATGATTGATAAGAATGGCTATATGAGTGTGTGCCGAGACCACTGCAATGAGATATTTGACAACTATTTTTCTATCTATAATAGTTTAGAAGTTTCCTTAAAATTAACTTGTCAAGATTTAGATGTTAGATATAGCGAAGAATCTTTAAAACAAGCACAAACACATATGGAAAGTTTAATGACAAAAGGTAAAAATGCAACAAAATTATTTGGGTATTATAAAAGCAAACTCAGTTCAACAAATAAAAGTAATGAAAAAATGGAGTCGTTTAGATACAAAGATAGTAATTTTCTAAGGCAAGAAAATATTGATATTGTAAACGAAGAAGTAGATGACGATTTAGTGTTATTTTGGGGCAAAAGTTTCATAATTGATGATTATATTTTTCTAGAAGCAGAACTATCCGCATGGAAAGAAACTCATAAATGTGACAATCAAGCTGAAATAACTTTGTTAAGAGAAATATGTATTAAAATACTTGAAATTAGACAAGCAAGAGATAAAGGTGATGGCGTTGGAGGTCTTCAAAAAGAATTACAAGACTTGTTAAAAACAGCATCTCTCGACCCTGCAAAAGCCAATGCAGCGAGTGCAGGAAAATCGCACGATTGTTTTGGTAAATGGGTTAAAGATATTGAACAATTTAAACCTGCTGAATGGTTTGAAAATCAAGAAAAATACAAAGACATGGATGGATTTATTCCATATATTAAAAATTATATTGTTAGACCCATTGAAAATTTTATAACAGGAGTTAGAAATTTCGTTGTTGATGATAATATTGATGCTGATCTAGACAGTGTGGATGTCGGAAATAATGATGGTGATTATAATGGGTAGATCATACAGTAAATTTGAAAATAATTTTAGCAAATATTCTGGTCATAGCGATCAATCTAAAGCACCAAAAACAATGATCAAAGACAAAGAAATAAGTGAACAGCGACAAGATAATTTAATAGACTGGACAACATTTTATCGTAGAAATATACATCGCTTCATACAACATTATTTTGGAGTTCAGCTTTATTGGTATCAAGTTTTATGGATTTATTTTATGAGTATTTCTGAGAATTTTGTTACAATCGCATCGAGGGCAGCAGCAAAAAGTTGGTTGATCGCTGTATTGGCCTATGCTCGCGGAGTGCTCTACGCGAATTCTGAAATTGTAATTGTAGCAACAACTTTAAAACAGGCAGCTATTATTTTTGGGAAAATGGCAAGATTGAAGGATGATTATCCTAATATAGCAAGAGAAATTAAAACTTTTTCAGATACTCAAAATAATTGTAATTGTACACTACATAATGGCACAACCATTAAAATTGTTGCATGTTCTGAATCTGGACGAGGGGAACGTTCAACATTTACAATAGGTGAAGAATTTCGAATTATGGATAAGAATAAGTTTGACTCAATTGTAAAACCTTTTGCATATGCAAGGCAAACTCCATACTTAAAAGATCCTAAATATTCAAGTATAAAAGTTCTAATAGAAGAACCAAGGCAAATTCTTATATCTTCTGCTTATCACAAAGGATTGTGGTGGTATAAAGAAACACTAACTACTATAAAAATGATGTTACAAGGCAAAGACTCTGGATTTATTGCTTTTGATTACTTAATTGCAATAAAGCATAATATTAAAACTTTAAAAGTAATAGCAAGAGATAGGGCTACTATGGATTCAATTACTTTTTTAGAAGAATATGAGAATATACCTTGGGGAGAAAATAGTAACGCTTATTTTAAGTTAGAAATGTTTCAAAAAAATAGAAGTTTAAAGAAAGCATTCTATCCTTTAAGAAATGATATGCTTGATAAGAAAAAAAATCCTAACGACATAAAACGTGTAGAAGGAGAAATAAGAATTGTTTCTGCTGATATTGCAACTAGAAAAAATGAAAAAAATGACAATACTATAATAAGTTGTATTAGAGCAATACCAACTGCAAAAGGTTATGAAAGAGAATTTGTTTATCAGGAGGCACATCAAGGGGAACATACTGGAAAACAAGCATTAAGAATTAAGCAAATTTATCATGATTTTGAAGCTGATTACATAGTATTAGACTTACAACAAGCAGGAATTGCGGTTTTTGAAAGACTAGCTGTGCTTACTAAAGATGAAGAAAGAGGAATAGAATATGAAGCTTTTACTGTTTTCGAACATAAGTCATTAGATAAAAAATTAATTGAAGAATTACAAGAGAAAACTTTGGGTTTAAATGCAAAACCAGTAATTTATCCAATAATGGCAAATTCTAAATTAAATAATGATATAGCTGTTGATTTTAGAGATAAATTACAAAGAAGTATGTGTAGTTTTCTTATAGATGATAATGATGCAGAAGTATATTTAACGAAACATAATAAAGAATATGCAAACAATAATGGAAAAGATGTAAATATTAATATATGGTTCACTAAACCATATATTGAAACACAACTGTTAATTAATGAATCAGTAAATCTAGAATACTCTTTTAATGGTGGTAACATAAAATTAGATACTGTTGGAACTGCTAGGCGTGATAGATATACGTCAAATTCATATGGAAATTATTTTATATCATTATTAGAATTAGATTTATTAAAAAATACTAATGATGACTATGATTTCGTATTTTCATACTCATAATACAAAACACCTCAAGAAAGGAGGTATTCCTAATTTGACAAAAAAAATAAACATAGGTCTTCCTTCCGATCCATTTCCTCAATTTGATTCTCCCCAATTCTCAACATCAAATGAAATAGAATTAAATTCTTTATCCTATAATTCTTATTCATTTTCAACAGGAAGACTAGATACAGATAATATCCCCATGAGTGATTTAAAACAATATGTCAAATATCCTATGATATATAATGAAATATTAAGAACTATATCTGAACAAGCTTACGGAACACAGGGAATTTATAGCAACATCTGCGACTACATGATAGCAATACCTACTTTAGCTAATATTACAACTATGAGAAATAAAACTCCTGAATTAAAAGAAAAAAAGAAAAAGTTTAATTTAATATTGAAATTATTAAATCATGATCGAACAACTAGAGATATATTAAGAAATGAATATATTTATGGTACATACATAGGTACATTGCGAGAAACTTCTGCAAATAATAAAAAGCTAGATACTGGATCAATGACAGTGGAATCAATAGATAGAATTGAAGGATTATCATTAGATGATAACTTTATGATTCAACCATTAGATTTAGATTATTGTAAAATAATAGGATTCCAAAATAATATATCTATTGCTGCTTTTGATATGATGTATTTTGACCAATTCAAATATGGTGGACTAGTAAATGAAATCAAAAATTTTCCAAAAGAATTTATGAAAGCATATATGGATTATAAAAAAGACGCTAGTAAAAGATGGTTTATATTAGATTATAGAAAAACTATTGCATTAAAATTTAAATCAAAAGAAGATGAACCGTATGGAAGACCTTTAGGACTTTCTGCATTTACTGATATGAAATCAAGTAGTGATTATAATGATAGTCAATATCAACTAGTCAGTGAATTAGCAAGTAGTATATACTTTATGATCTTGCCAGAAGGTGAAAAAAGTGGATCTTGTAGTCTCAATGCAAAACAGCAGACTGAAGTTATTGAGGCTTTTAAAGGTGCTGTAAAAGTAAACACAAGTGGGGAAAATGCCAAAATATCAACATTGAGTTTAGCTCCAAAAACAGAAATTGGTAGATTAAGTAAAGATTCATCCTTAGTAAAAGATACTTTAAGTGATGAAAATATGAAAAAAATTTCTACAAGCTTAGGGTTTGCTAGTTCTGCTTTAAATGCCGAATCAAGTGGTGGAAGTTCGTATGCTAATTTAGCTGTAAATTTGGATTTGGTATCTTCACAAGTATTTCAATCTGTGAATGAGATAGCTATAGAATATACTAGAGTTATCAATGAATTATTAGGCATTAAACCGCAAGATTATATTGATATTAAGTATTTGCCAATTTCTTGGTTAAACAAGGATGATATGTTTGAGAAAGCACAATCTTTATATACACAAGGAAAAGGTAGTTTAAAATTTTGGATCGCAACAATGGGCGTAGATGTAGATGATTACTTAAGTATGATGGATGAAGAGTTAGAAGAAGACTTTGAAAACAAGTATCCCGTCCATTTAACATCAGCAACTTTTTCTGGTAAAGAAGATAAAGGTGGAGCACCTTTAAAAAAAGAAAAGGATCTTAGCGTTGGAGGGAAAGTGACTCGCAATAACAACAGTAATAATCAAGTAAAACCATCAACTAAATAAATATGGTTTATGTACTATTTAAAGGAGGTGAGAAAGACGAAAAATAGCGTAATTGAAATATCTAAAAAAATAGCAAAAGCAGGTAGAACACCAATTAAATTAATTTTGCACGAATTGCATAAAGATTCTGAAGACTATAATGGAAATGGAATACACTGGACAAAAGAGTATGCTGAAAACAATATCGAATCAGTAAAAGGAATGCCTCTTGTAGCACAATTTATGGATAGCGAAAATACAATTCCTTTTGGAAGTCATGGAGATATGATAGTTGAAGAAAATAGAGTAATTTTTGAAGATAGTTTAGTGGTTGGTTCTTTTGAAAGTGGATACATAGTAGAAAATATTGAAGTAAACAATAAAACAATTGATGCCGTAGTAGGGGTAGGTTATGTGTATGATCAAAGATTCCCAGAATTAGTAGATTATTTGCAAGAAGAATATGATAATGGAAATTCTGTAGAAGGTTCAATAGAAATTTGTGCAGATAAATCATTGGGGAATAAGAAAATAATTTATGATGGGGGATGGAAAGAAAAAAATAGAATTCCTATGTCGTATCAATACTCAGGACATGCCCTTGTAATTGGAGAAGTTCCTGCTGATAAATCTGCTCTCATGTTGGAGTTGAATACGCTCAAGAAAAAAGAGGTGAATATATTGCCAGATAACATAGACAACAAAGATAAAACAATAATTGAAATAAATGCAATGAATTATAATGATATTTCTATGATTGTTGAAAGTAAATTCAATAAAAAACAAAATATAGATGAATCAAATTATTCTTATTATTATGTTCATAAATTTTATCCAACTATATCAACATTCATAATGAAATGTTGGGATAAAACAGGAGAATATTGTCAAATTACTTATACAGTTGAAAATGGTGAGGTAAAACTTGGTGAAACTATTAAAGTCGAGGAAGATTGGAAGCCTTTAAATGGCGAAGAATCTGTCGAAGTTAATACACCAGTTAAAAATATATTAAATAATCAAACAAAGGAGGAAAGTAAAAAAATGGATGAAAAAATCGTATTAGAACTTAATCAAAAAATCGAAGATAAAATTAATGAAATTAATACTCTTACAAACTCCCTAGAACAAAAAGGAGTAGAGATCAATTCATTGACTAAATCTTTGGAGGAAAAAGCAACAGAAATTAATACTCTAACTGAAAAAGCAACAGAACTAGATAATAAAGTAATTGAACTAAACACCAGTATTGTTGAGGTTAATAAATTACTTGAGTCTGAAAAAGCGGAAAAAGAATCTCTTACAGTAGAAGTAAATTCTTTTAGAGAAGAAAAAATTAAAACAGAATCAGAAGCAAAAATTGCAGAAGTAAATTCTTATTTTGAAACAGAAATTACAAAGAATGGATTTGAAGAATCAGAAGTAAATTCTCTTAAATCTTTTGTAGAAGCTATTGATCTGGAAGGATTGAAGAAAGCAGAAGCAGAATTATGTGCAAAGAAATTTAAAGAAATGATTGCATCTCAAGATACTTCTGTTGAAACTAATACTAAGAATGATATGTTTATTTCTATTAAAGAAAAAGAAATGAAAAAAGTTCCTGGTAGCATCCCATCTTTCTTTAACTAAGTTTTAGAAAGTAATTGGTTAAGAAAGTAAAATATATTAAACATAAACGAGTTAAGCTAAAGTAATAACAAAAATAAAAAGAAATGAGGTAATTAATAATGAGTTTATTTAAATTCCATGATTCAAATTTTCTTAATGTATCCAACAAGCCTAATGTAAAGGCAATTGCGGATACATATAATGGTTATCAGTTCAATGTTACATCTGATGTTCAGGTATTAGTTCCAGATTTAGCTACAGCAAAATTAGGTGATATTTATGTTATGTGTAATATCATTGATAAGCCTGAAATCATCAATACAGA